ATATTTGCATAATAGAAAAATATGTTGTATCTTTACATCATCAAACAACAATAAAACACACAATGATGGAATACACAACAAAACAAATCGAAAACGCAAAAAGAAACTACAACGCAATGTTGAAAATTCAAACACTTGCTGATTATGATGTTGAAAATATTGGAAGAAACACAGCAGAACAAAGAATGGATTACCATAACAGAATAGTAAGTGAAATTCTTGCTGGTAATAAAGAATTAGAAAAAGAATGGAAACTTTTCTTTTTGAAAGAAGAAGTAAAAGCTGACCAAAAAGCAGAAGCAAGTAAAGCAAAATTAGCAGCCAATAAAGAAGCATCTGCTGATATTTTAGCTCCAATTAAATCAATTAAAAAATTAGGTGAATTTGGAAAATGGTTAAATACCGCTGGAAATATATTTCGCAAAGAACATTTTTCAAAAAAATATACTCAAGAATCAGTTAACGCATTTTTACAAACATTATAAAAACTAAGACAATGGAAGCAATTAAAAAAGTAAACAAAGAAGATTACCACGTACACCAATTCATTAGTGGTTATTATGGAATTTGCAAACAATCAAGCGGGGGCGGTTGTGTGTATGGTGGTGATAGTGCTTGTGAAGACCATTACAATGAAGATTACATTAATGATGTTTACGAGCAATGGGATGGAACATTGCATTATACTGGCGAAAAGTACGGTTATAAAATTGAAGCCTAATGAACCGCCAAAACGTAATAGTAGTAATTGCCCCGACTTTAGAAGTTTGGGGCAATTTTAAAAAGTTGTGTGAGGCGAAAGGTTTCGATATTTTGCCGTATCATTCGCTAAAATCGAAGCCTTTCCCAATTATTCACAACGACTGGATAATTCACAAAGTACCGTTTCTTTAAATGGGCGGTAACACTTGTATATTAGAACTGTTTCACCCCGACATTAACCGAGAAGATCTGAACACTTTCAGCGGATGGATAGAACACCATAAAAAGTAAAAGCCCACCGGGAACACCGGCAGGGCTTTTTTTGTGCGAACTACTTTTGGCAATCACCCCAAAAGTAGCAAAAACGCTAAGGCTGATCCGTGTCCTTTTTTTTCGCGCGCGATTGTTTGAATTTTGGCACATGAATTCAATCGCGCTGAATCAACTGCTGGATGAACTGGATGTGGCTTACACGCCCGAAGGGAAGCCTGTTGTTTTCTCAATCGCTTTCGTGAAGAAGAATGGAGAGCTTGTTTATTTTCCGAAAGCAAGAAAATCGGGAGTGAACATGGACATGAAGAAAAACGCCATGCGCGGAATTCAACCTACTGATAGATTTGGAAAACCTTTCGGCCACCCCATACCGGTGCGTATCTGGAATATTGTTGAATTCAACGGCAAGATTGTAAAACTATGAGCGAAGTATTATTCAATAGTGATGGCGCGCCTGCAATGGCCTTTGGTAACGGGTTCCGTCTTTCGACTGTTGGCAGCGGTTCCGGCAAAAAACAGGAGGAAGTAAAGCCGGTACGCACCAGCGAGAAAAATGAGAATAAGGTTACTGTTGATAAATTCAACGTCTGGTCGTGGGGCGAGAGCAATGACTACCCTACAACCGCTGATGGCCTGATTGAAAAGACTGGCGTGCTTCGCTCTGCGCTGAAGTACAGAATGAATCTGACTTTGGGCAGCGGCATTTATCCGGTTACTGTGGAATCATATACTGAAAACGGCGCTGAGCAGCTTAAAGTTTCTGATGATGTTGAAATAAAGAAACTGGTGAAATCGCGGATGGCGCGCCGATATATGCAAGGGGTTATGCGTGACAAGCTTCGCCTGGGCACGGCATTTCCTGAACTGATAATGAATGAGACCGGTGACAAGATTGCGGCCATTCATGCCATCAACGCCAAATATGTGCGGCTTTGCGAAAAGGAAAAAGGCATAATCAAAACCGCAATCGTTAGCGGCAACTGGCCTGATAAACCGGAAGCAGGCAATTATGAAGTGGTTGATGTCCTGGACCCGTTTGATCCGCTTGCCGACCTGATGGCGCGCAAACTTGCCGGCAAAACAGCAAAGAAAAAATTCATTTACCCGCTTTTCGATCCGATCAGCAACAATGAATATTATACCACCCCGGACTGGGACACAGCCAGACAAGCCGGATGGATTGATATTGCGAATCAGGTACCGAAGTTCCTGACTTCGATGTACTCAAACCAAATGACGATAAAGTACCATGTTCGCATTCCTTATGCTTACTGGGATAAAAAATTTCCAAAAGGAAATTATAAAACAACGGAACTGAGAGAAGCGGCCATTACTGCATTTCTTGATAAAATTGAAGCCAGGTTGTGTGATACAGAGAATGCACGCAAGGCCATTTTTACGATGTTCGAGGTAAACAACCAGGGCAAAGCGGAAGAGAAATGGGACATCGAAGTTTTGGACGACAAATTTACCAACGAGCAGCAGCTTGTGACCAGCGCCAGCGCCAATACTGAAATTTTGTTTTCTGTGTTGGTGAATCCGGCCGTGGTTGGTTCAATGCCATCGGGCGGTGGTCCTTATCAGACGCAAAGCGGTGGAAGCAATATCCGCGAAGCTTTTCTGGTGAATCTTGCCCTGGCATGGCTTGACCGGCAAGACATTCTCGATCCGCTTGAGTTGATGATCAATTTCAATTTTGGCGAGCAGAGCGACATTGAACTGAGATTCAAAAATGTTTTCTTAACCACACTGGATACCGGCGGCGGTACCGGTCAAAACCTTGGATAATATGCTGATCACATCAACGGAACAGCTTCGGGAATACGTGAATGTAAACACTTCGCTGCAATTCAGCGATGTTGAAAAATATCTGCGCCGTGTTGAGCGCGACATTATCCGGAAAGCCATCGGGACGGCACAGCTTGCCGCTTTCGAAGCATACGGACAGGCCAGCGGGAGCGGTTCGGGCTCTTCCGCTTCGGCGCTGGATGAAGCATATGACCTCATAATGTTTTCCAGCGCCAATCTGGCCATGTACCTGTGGATGAAAACCGGAGGAATACAGCTGAGCACATCGGGCATTCACCGCTTTGAAAGCGATAGTGAGCGCGGTGGTGGAAAGAAATCCGCGTTTCAGTATCAGGAGATCATGGCACGCGAAGAATTCAAGGCTGCCGGCTTCAATTATCTTGACTCCGCACTTGCGCTGATGGACCAAAACCTTGCTTCTTTTTCTGCTTTCGCCGGATCGGCCGAGTTTTCGCAATATCGCGGCAGCATCATTTACACGGTGAGCCAGATGGAAAGCGCTTATTCAATTGGTGGCTCTTACCTTGTATTCAGCCGCCTGAAACCACTGTTCGGAGCAACAGAGGATTTCGAAATTGCGCCAGCCATTGGCGAAACTTTATTGGATAAGCTCCGTGCCGAAGTCCAGAAGACTGGAACATTCGACACCAAGCTGCAGGCTTTGCTCCCGATGGTGCGAAAGGCCATTGCACATTATGCCGTTGCTGAATTACTTCGCCAGCCGGGCGAGATCACCGACCGTGGTTTGATTTTCGAGGGGATTGATGCGGTGAATTCCAACTTCCAGACACGCACGCAGGTGTCCGATGCTCAGGCACAACAGCGCATAAACCAGGCGCGCGAATACGCACTGAACTATCTGAGCAAACTGAAGACTTTTCTCACCACAAACATTATCGATTATCCGGACTACGCAACACATGTGGGCACGGATGACAATGCACTTGACATCGACTCATCCACCGAAAAAAACATGTATTGCTAATGGAGACATTAACCATTATTTCTTCGATTCTGACAGTGCTGCTTGGCTATTTTGCATGGAATGTTCAGCGCCTCACCGGCGCCATTTCCGATTTACAGAAGGAGTTCAACAAATTTCTGGTCAGTTCTGCCGGTTCTGCTGTGCTCTGCAAAGCGAAACATGATAAGATTGAGGACAGATTGCAAAATCACGAAGGGCGCATCATGAAGCTGGAAGATCCTGCGACAAAAAAAAAGCCGAAACGGAGGTAATATGAGAAAATTATTCAAAGAGCTGAAATATAGATTTTTTGCCAAAAGCCCCGCATTCTGGAAAGGCGTGCGAAAAATTGCCGTTTCAATAGGTTCAGCTGCATTGGCCATTATTCTGGCTGAGCGTCACTGGATGCTTGGCATCGATCCGCAAATTATTTCAGTCTGCGGATACATCGTTGCTGTTTGCGCGGGCATGGGCCTGAGCGCACAATTAACCACAAATACTCCAAACAATGAGAAAACTGACGATCGGGCTTGATGACGCTCACGGCTCAGATGTAGCTGGTAAAGGTAGTCCTGATGGCCGCCATCGCGAATGGATGTGGTCGCAGCGTTGGACTGGAATTCTGAAACAACAGCTTGAACTGATCGGCTTTCCGGTGGTGGTGATTGCTCCGGAAGATACCGAGCCCGGATTGCTCACCCGCCGGGAGCGGATGAATAAGGTTGCCGGTCCTGCCATCATGTTTTCATTGCATAACAACGCCGCAGGCATGGGCGACAAATGGATGAATGCACACGGCTTTTCGGTGTGGACCACCAAAGGCTTGACAAAATCTGACAAGTGCGCCGATATTTTATTCGAGAAGCTGCGCAAGCACCTGCCCGAAATTCCATACCGGCACGACACAACTGATGGCGATCATGACTACGAAGCAAACTTCACAGTGCTTACCAGCCGCCACCCGAGTGTGATGCTCGAATATTTATTCCAGGATAATCAGGCAGATCTGCTGCTCATCGAAGACGATGCGCTCTGTATGAAAATGATTCAGGCGCTGGTTGAAGCTTTTGTTGAAATTGAAAAATACCTGGTACCATGAAAAACAACCTGTTCACTATTTTGTGCCTTGTGTGCCTTCTGGCACTTCTGATTGCCAACATTTACATGTGCAGCAATCCTGTAATTGAGACAGAGACACAAACGCAGACTATTTATGAAACAGTGTATGATTCGGTCGAAAAGATTGTGAACGTTACTAAGCCCGGCCCGGTGATCACATTGCCGCCGGACACGGTTTTCGTTTATTATGAAGCCAAATGCCTGGAATTGCACACCGCTTTTTATTCAAAAAACATCTATGACAACGTTCTGCAGGATGACAGCTGTGCATTTATTTCGGTCCGGGACACTGTATTTATGAATAAACTCATGGGGCGCACACTGACCTATAAGGACAGAACCCCGACTGAGTTTATAACTACGACAACCACAACGACAAATATTGTGGCAGACCGGCCGCGATATCGATTATACGCAGGGCCAATAGTGACCTATGTAAAGGGCAACTCACCAGGCATTGGCGGCGGTGTGTTGCTCAGTTCGAAAACCTTTGCCGCCGGATACTCCTTTGATGTCACAAATAAAATGAACTATCTTCAGATGTATTTCAGCATTATCAAAGGCTCACGCGGCAATTAATTTGGGTTGTTGTTTTCTCGTTTTATTTGTGGTTTGCCCCGGCTCCGGTCGGGGCTTTTTTAAAAAATATTTCATATATTTGAGCATGGCAAAAGTAAAAATCAATATAACCGGCCGCACATTCAGCGGCAATCACCCAACCAAATGGGAGGAAGTGCGCCCTAAACAATTTTTGTATTTGGCGAAATTTTTCAATGGCGATGTGCAGGATCCTGCCCGCCGCATTGCACTTTTTTTTGACCTGATGGGATTTTCAAAAAAAGATCGCCGCCGTTTTCCGGTTCCGGACGAAAACAACCCGCAGGAATTGCAGCTGATTGATACCATGCTGCAGCTGGGGCAGTTCATCCAGACGGATGCGCCCGATAAGTGGTTTATTCCGCATGTGTGGATCGGCCTGAAAAAATACCATGCGCCACAACCTACCATGAATGGCAGCACCTGGCGAGAATTCATTTACGTTGACACGTTGTTTCAACAATTCGCGGCCTACAAATCGGGGGAATATGTGTGGCAGATTGCCTCTGTGCTGTACAGGCCAGCTGGCGCCCGCCGTGATGACGTTCGCGTTCCATTCGATGCAGATCAGTTCAACCTGAATTCGGCGCTGTGGAAACGCGTGAATGGCTACATTTCGGAAGCCATATTTTTTAACTACCGCATTGTGCGCACACACATCGCTGACATGTATCCGCACGTATTCCCGAAGCACGACGAAAATACTCCTGAAAGCGATGAGCCTGCAGATCTGTCGCGTATTGTGTGGAATGACATGACCGACTGGCTGTGTGATGGTGATCCGGTGAAAAAAGAAAAATATCTGGATGGCGATATGCACGAAGCGCTGCATGCCCTGGAAGAAAAATTGCTCCAAAAGTAGCTTAAAACCTATGTCCTTTTTTTCGCGCGCGAATAGCTTGAATTTTACGGCACAATTCAAGTTAAACAAACATGGGCGCCAATGCTGATTTAACTGCTTATTTTAAAGAGATTGCCGAAAATCTGCTTGCTATTGGTCACACCAACAGCAAGCCGCGTTTTTTTCGTACCGAGCTGGATGAATTCATGAACAGTTACAATCTGGCTGCTGATGGTCCATGCCTGCTTTTGCAGAGCAGCGATTATTCAATAAACAACAGCGATCAGGACAATCCGGTGAAGCGAATGAACATTTCTTTCATTGTATGCAAGCATGTGCCAGTTGCCGACGATTACATCGCCCGCGATGCGGCTTTTGATGCAACGGAGGAAATTGTAGATGAGATCATCCGGAAAATATGGTACGATACGATTGAACGGAGCAACGCCGCTTTTGCTGAAATATCGCTTGAATCGTGGTCGGTGCAGAAGATTGAAAACTTTGTTGATTACAACTACGGGCAATATGCTTCGCTCACTTTCATCTGCGACCACAACATGATCCCGGACACAACAAAATGGAAAGCTGGTTACGTAACAATAGATCCTGATTATGTCGGTAACGATTAATACAACTCCTTATACAGTGGCTCCGGTTGGTAAAAACAATCCGGTTGCATTTGTTGTTACCGGCAGCAACCGCGTAGCTACGCCAGGCGTTGCCAGGGCTTTGAGCATTGTGAAATCAGGCACTATTACAAATGGCGCAACCATTGTTTTTATGTGGGGAAATTATTCGATCACCTTTACTTTCACAACATCTTATGCCATCATTGATACCGGCCTTGCACTCAATCCGGCCATGGATGCCGCCGCGCTTGCCGCCGCTTTTCAGTTTAATTACTTATTGAACAGGGATTTTGAAATTACCGTTGCAGGCACGGTAATCACATTCACTGCCCGCGTCACCGGTACCGCATATCAGCTTGAAATCACACTTCCGACAGGTATAACATTTGGCGCAACTGATGTGGATGGCGTTAATGAGGTATTAAACAGCAATTATAAACACTTTGCCCAAATTCTTGTTGAAGATACTTTCAGCAGCGGCGTGTATTCGAAGAAAGCGGAGCTGTTTGCAGATGCCGGAAGTGATCAGAAAGCAGTACATTATTTCGATGGTATTCTGCGCGGACTAATGAGAGATCTGGCCGATGTGCCAACATTCAATCAGACGGCCAGAACCACGGCCGCAAACATTCTGCGGCGCTATCAGGTTGAATTTGCAGAGTTCTATGGTGCCGTGCCAACAGTACAGAAGCTGTACAATTCCGGAATATATTATGCACTCAACGGAGAACTGGCTACAGATCAATTTCCGGGATACGATTTTCTCGACATGCTTAGCGCCAAAAAGTTTTTTCTGACAAACAGACCGCAGAAAATTGACACTTGGAGCGATGCGCAGCAGTATCTGTATTTTATGAATTATCTCACCGCTACAACCAACTTTACGATGTGGGTGAGAATCTATTATAAGGACAATACAGCGGCCACAACCAATTACGCCACAATCTCAGCGCTGAATAAGTACGATACGGTTATTATTCCTGTTGGATTTTCGCAGCTAAATATTGCTTCGATTGATCCCAGCAAAACAATATCACATTATCAGGTGTGGCTTACCCCTGCAGGAAGCGAAACGCCAGCATCACGGCCAATGAGGTTTTTCCTGAAGCAGAAACCCTATTTCGGGCGGCATTTCATTTTCCAAAACAAAAAGGGTGGATTTGATACGCTTCTGTGCGCTTATCAGGCAACATTGAGGCCGATAGAAAAAGAACAGCGCCGCGCATTTGTGCCATACAATTACGCCAAGACTGATGGCGCGCTGAAGAGCGATGTGAAAGAAGCCTATGAGTCGCATACGATCAGCAGTATTTTCCTTCGCAAAGAGGAAGCTGAAGCTGCGCTCGAAATTGTGAGTAGTCCTCATGTTTATCTGGTTGGTGCTACAGGCTTTATACGGGTTGATATTGAAGGCGGTGAAATTGCAGCTACTGATGAAGCCTCTGATTTGTTTTCGGTTGAATTCTCCTACCGCTACAGCCTGCAGGCCAGCGACGCTTTCATTGTTCCGAATGGCAACTACAGTAATGATTATTCAAACGACTTCGATATATGACACGCGACGAATTACTTGATCTGATTATTCTGAACATAGACGATAACAACAACAATGAAATCGACTATGCCAGAATGCGCGCGGTGCTGAACAACTTCATTGATGTTGTTCTTCCTGCTGCAACTGCCGCCGCCAATGGGCGCGTGCCTTATGTTGATTCCGGAGCATACACCAGCGCCGATGCGCTCAAAGTACTTTCCGGCATTGTGAATGTTCAGAAACTGAAACTCACAAACGGAATTGCGTATGCCGATTACATCTACAACTCCGGCACTTTCACCGGAACGGCGAGCCGCACCCTGGTGACGAAAAGATATGTGGATGGGCGGCGTGTTGTGGTGGGAACCATTTCGGACAATGTGAACATTGGCACTTCGTTGCGTGTGGGGCAAACGGTGACGCTGGATGGTGGCATTTCGCACACCATTGTAGAAGGAGATACATTTCTGCTGAAATCGCAGACCGATCCGGCTGAGAATGTGCCTTACACTGCTGTTTCTGCTGATGATGTTCCGACTGTTGCCGATTGGTATGTAGCTGAAGAAAATCAGGAAATTGCAATTCTAAAGGGGCCTGCTACAAAACAGGTGATGCCTGCTATTGAAGAGGGAGCTGATCCGGTGACGGCTTTGGATAATGGTGATCTGGCTTTTCAATTTTTTGCAATCAATAATTTTTAAAATATGGCAACTTCACTCAAATTTTTCACCGATGCTGCAGCTGGCAGCCAGGCCGAAGTAATTTCCAATACTGATCCGAAAACGGTGTACACGGCTAATGCTACCAAGGACCGCATGATTCGTCAGATGATTATTTCTTCTGATGACAGCAGCGACCAGACGGCCACCATACGCATCAGCGATGGATCGAGCACTGTTACGCTTGGAAAGGTGACCATACCCGATGGCGCCGGCACCAATGGTACTGATGCGGCAGTGGATGTGGTGGCTTCGCTTGCAACTGTTTTCACCGAGGTGGACAATGCCGGCAACAAACAGCTGGTTGTTCCGGCCGGTTGGTCGGTTATCGTTACGATGGGCGCCGTGACCAGCGGGAAATCATTTATGGTTGCAATACTTGGCGCTGCTGAATAATGAACGGGCTGCAACGCGGATATGACAACGGCTTATATGTTGGCCGCCACAACGGGCGCCATGGTGGGCTGTTTGCCGGTGAAAAAAGAAATTTGTTTGAGAAAACACCCGGCGAATGGGATGAGGATTTTTTGGCATTCTGGGCGAGAACCAGCGGTACGATGAGTGATGATTGGAAGTCATCGTATAATCAATTGGTGAAAGATTTGAAAGCTGCAGGTATATGGCAAAAGGCAGATGCTTTTTATGTTTTTGCGTCAGAAAATGAAAGTGATGCAAGACTCAATTTAATTAAAAATGCTCATACGTGTCAGGCATATAACTCACCTACATTTTATGCTAAATCTGGATTTAAAGGAAATGGATCATCGGCTTATCTTGACGCACAATTTTCACCCTATAATAATGGAGTTCATTACCAACTGAACGATGCTTGCCAAGCTGTATGTATTGAAACAGTTGGGTCTGGTACTTACTTCTCAAGCTGGGAGGGTGGCGCCTTTGGAGGCACTATGTTTACATTTGTTGGCGGAACTTTATATAGGTCTATTAACTCGTTTTATACATCAGATACAAAAACAGATTCTGAAGGCATTGCGGCAATGAGTAGAAACAACTCAACAGAGCAGACCGTTTATGTAGCCGGTAGTGGAACGACTGAAAGTGTTCCGACTGCATATGATTTTAATATTTATCAGTCTAGTATAAACTTTTTGCGAAGAACGGATGGGGCTTTTGTGTCTTCTGGAAAAATCTCTATGGGCTTCATTGGCGGTTCACTTACTGCGCAAAATATTTCAGATTTGAAAACAATTATTGATGATCACAAGTCCAGAATAGCAGCCCTATGAAAATGCTCTACGTCCCCACCGAGCGCGTTGAAGAATTTACCATCACTAATGGCGAAGGCAGATTCATACAACCAGTTCAATTTCAGGAAGGTTTCGCCATTTGGCCTGGCACACTTCAAAATCCGGATGATGCCTGGGCACACGCCAAACTTTCCGAACTCACTGAAAGGGAAATGACACCGCTGCCGGCACCAACGCTGGAAGAAATTTTGGGGGGCGCGCAATGATTGCCATCCAGCTCACCGATACCAACCAATATATAGATCTGCCGCCAGATATTTCACTGCGGTATGAAATGCTGTTTCCGGCATTTGATTTCGACTTCATTCAGACGCATGTGGTGTATAATTTCGACTTTCCGCATGCCGGGAATGAAAGCAAATTGAACCATTCGCATGTGATTCAGGTGAACCGCACAACCAAGCGCTACGCTGTTGCCTTCTATGCTTGCGGTGTACGGATTTTTGACGGGAATATGTACGTGCAATCGATTCTCCCGACGATGTTCTCCGCTTGTATTGTGGAAAATAATGTGCTGGTGGATTTTCCGGAAACCGACATCAGGGAAATGGATTGGGCCGATATTGATGTGAGCGCCAACGGGCTTGGTGTATATGCAGGCGCCGCAATCAGTCAGCAATGGCCCGATGTTCCTGTGAACTTTCCGCTTATAAAGGCTCCGGTTTGTTACGGCGAAAATAATGAATCGAATGCAACTTACCTGGGCTATGTGAACAACTACGACCGAGCCAACCATGTGTTTCTGCCCAATGATATGATCACCGACAGCGCACCGCCGAACAACCAGAACACGCTTATGCCGTGGCCTTACTTGTTTGAGGTGCTGCGCCAGATGGAAACGTTTTTCTCGGTGAAAATGATCGGCAACATCCTGAGCAATGCCGACTATCAGCGCATAATTATCAGCGCGCTGAAACTGGCTGATAAGGGGTGGAACAGGTATTATTGCAAAATCGGATCCACCGCGCCCCCGGGCGATGTGTACTATCTTGATCCTCCGGGTACAATCAATACCAGATGGCTCAGAATGGATGAAGAGGAAGACACTGACTCCTGCTGGAATGAGTACTACTACCTTGTGAAACAGAAAGGATATCACAATGTAAAGTGTAGTTTCGATGTAAATTGGACCACCTGGAATCCGGGTACCGACCATCTGCATTTGTTTATAATGAAATACACCGCCGGACAAACGGCTGTTGGTATAGGTTATTACATCGACAGTGCAATTGATGGCCACTCTGTGTTTAATTATGAGGTGGACCGGTATTTCAGCGATGCTGAAATCGGATCCAAAATAATATTTCACATGTACGTTGAGCGCGGAAGCACCCCATACGATATTGATTCAATCAGTGCAAACATCGAAATATCGAATACAAGCACTTCGGGATTCAATGTTTTTGTGGATACGCTGAATGTCGGCGATTTTCTGCCGGAAATGACTGTTGCCGAATTTGTGAACAGGGTGCGCCTGCTGCTTGGTGGATCTTTGTTCTACGACACAACGCGCAGAATGGTTGAACTGTCTGACTACAATTCAATTCTCGACAGCGATTCCATTGATATGACGAACTTTCTGAAAGCTGAAGAATACGAGCTGCAAATGCTTGAAGAGCCTGAAGGATATATGCTGAAATGGGAATGGGGCAACGATGAACGCGAAGATGTCAATGTGGAAAGTCTGGCAGAACAAACAGCCATTATCAGCCGGAACTCACTTCCGCAAAACGCCTTGTTTGGCAGCTATATTCAGGTGCTGTACGAAAAAAACTACCTACTCAGCTACATGAGCGCAGGCGCGCAGGCGTGGAAATTTCTGAAGGATGCTTTTGATGACAAAATTGTTGGAACCGGAAGCAAGTCTATTGAACCGAAAATGGCCCCGCTCCGTATGACTTTTGACACAAACGCTGTATTGCCATACATAAATATACCACTGCTTTCGGCTCTATTCGGAACCGGAATGGAACAAAATTCACTGCGCCTGCTTTCATTCTTCGGAGTGCAGCAGGATTCAGCGGGAGACGATTTTCCGCTTGCTTCTTCAGGCCGGTATGACATTTATGGAAATGAACTCGGAAATGTTGATCTGGATTGGAACGGAACCGCCGGACTATATGCCAAATGCTGGCAGAACTGGCTTGAATTTCTGCAGAACAATGAAACGATGACCGTTACACTGCAGATCGGAATAACAGAATTCATGCAGCTTCGCAATCTCTTCATGCCGCAGGATGGAACAAAGAAAATCCGCAAAATACGCCTGGCTAACATAGATTACATCCCGGAAAAGGTTTCGGTGATGTTTTCTGACTCAGATATATGGGAATGTGAGGCCGTTTTACGTAAAAAAGGAGGAACAACGTTATGATCAATAATAACAATTACATGCAATCTGCGGAAAAAATAAATCAGATTGCTCGCGCTTGGAAAAATGAAACAACAAGAATTTTAATTCGAAACGTTGCAACATTAGCTACTTCTGGAAGAGAATTCGATTACACAAATATTCGAACCAGAGTTTCGCATTCAACTTCAAAACTTCAATCGAATATCAGAGGCCATGAGCATAAACAATATGGCCAAATCGATAAGCTTTCTTTTTCATTTTTGAAACATGGAGTGTTTCTGCAAAAAGGTGTTGGGCGCGGTTACAGGTCTAAAAATGGTAGAGTATATAAAGTAAGTCCAAGCAGAACAACGGGCTTCAACAGAAGCCCGAAAGATTGGTTCAATTCCACACTCGACAACCGTGTGCCAATATTAGCCGACAAATTAGGAGAAGAAATGGCCAATGCAGTTGTAAAAGCAACCAATGCAAAAATAAAATAAAATGGCAAAAACCGAAACCCGCAGAATCAACATCTGGATCAATGGCAAAGAGGTTCAGAACAATATAAAGGATATAACAGCCGCCTACAAAAAACTCATCAACGAGCAGGCCCAAATGACCGTCGGGAGCAAGGAATACATGGCTCACGCGGCCAAAATAAAGCAGCTGAAAGGTTCAATTGATGAACATAAGCGTCAGATCGGAAGCATTGCAACTGCATGGCAGAAAGCAAAAGATACCATTGTTGCCACCGGCTTTGGCGTGCTGGGTGGAAACATGATCACTGCACTCACAACACGCATTGGAGGGTTTTTCAGCAACATTGTGACCGGTGCTGCCAAAATGAGCGACCAGATGGCCGACATACGTAAAACCACCGGGATGACCATGGAAGAGGTGGAAGGGCTGAGCAGTTCGCTGTCGAAGATTGACACACGCACCAGCGCAAGCGATCTGCGCCAGATGGCCATTGTGGCTGGTCAGCTTGGTATTGCAAAGGATGATGTACTTGGTTTTGTGGACGCTGTTGATAAAACAGCCGTTGCCCTGGGCGATGAGTTTACCGGTGGCGCTGATGAAGTTGCCGCCACCGTTGGGAAGCTGCGCAATGTGTTCTCTGATATGCAGAGCGACAACGTGGGGCAGGATATCATGCACATTTCGAATGCGCTCAATGAATTGGGTGCTGCCGGTTTTGCTACAGGTCCAGTTGTGGCCGATTTTGCAAACCGCATCGGTGGCGTTGGCATTACGCTTGGTCTTACGTCCGGTCAGGTGCTTGGCCTTTCGGCTACCCTTCAGGAATTGAACGTGAGCACTGAGCGCGGTGGTACAGCCGTTGTGAAGATTCTGCAGAAAATGACCACTGAAACAGGCAAGTTTGCTACAATTGCCGGCATGAATGTAACGGACTTTGAAAAGCTTGTAAATACTGATCTGTACGGGGCATTCACCAAAGTAATGGAAGGCAGCAAGCGCAGCGGATCGAGTGCCACAGCTTTGGCCGGCATAATAAAGGAACTTGAAATTCAGGGCGCAGGAGCATCGGAAGTATTTGCAAAATTGGGCGGCAATGTTGGGATGCTCAATGAAAAGGTTGATTTGGCCAGCAATAGCCTGATGAATACTGATTCAATTCTTGCGGAATTCACGCTGAAGAATGAAAACCTTGCAGGCCAGTGGGAGAAAGCGAAAAAGACAGTTCAGGGTTTTGTTATGGCCATTGGAAAACAGTTGGCCCCGGCTCTTGTTTCAATGGGAGCCGCATTTGTCAATTTCATTGAGTGGATTAAGCGAAATGCTAATGGTATCATAGATTTTGTAAAAATACTTGGAGTTGGAGCAGTTGCGCTTGTAAGTTACAGACTTGCAACAAAATTAGCTGCAAAAGAAGTAAAGGATTTAAGAATTATTACACTTATGAATACTGCAGTAACAAAGGCGGCTACAGCAGTAAACATAATTGCAAAGGGTGTTTATTATTTATGGGCTGCAGCGGTTGCTTTGTTGAGTGGAAATATGAAAAAAGCCACACAGGCAATGCGTATTTTCAGCGCAGTAACAAAAGCAAGTCCGATTGGAATGCTGGCAGGCGTTGTTTTTGCTGCTACAGCTGCATTTGCCGCATTTGGGAATAGCGCTAGCAGATCGGCTTCTGCTGCTAAAAAAGCCATGGAGTCAATAGCAGGCGAAAACTCACAGCTTGAAATAATGAAGCAGAAACTTATTTCTGCGTATGGCAATAAGGAAAAATTTAATGCTGCTGTAAAAGAGTGGAACGAAAACTATGGCGTCAAATACAACGCGTCGCTGAATGCCACAACTGCCAACCTGAACGACATTATAAGCGCTACAAATAAGGCCCGGGAAGCTATGCTTAAAATGGCTTATGTGAATATTCTTAAAGAAGACATGGAAAAATACATGCGCAAAAATGCTCAGATGTACCGCATGGTCCTTGCTGGACAGAATGAGCTTTCAAAAGAACAAGAGAAATACAGACAGGCTGAAAGCGATTATGTATATGCCATCAAGGAATATAATAAAGCCATCAAAGAAGGTAGAACTGACGATGCAAATACATGGAAAAAACATTCGGACGCTATGCTCGGATACATGGTTACGTTCGATAATAATATCCAAAAAATTAAAGCTCAGCTTAAAGGCCTTGATGATGCGTTTGGAGTACAAAGCACGCTTGATGGTTTTACAAAGCAAATTGCAGAGCTTGAAACACAGATGGGCGGATTGGGGACTGATGTTCCAATGGTAACAGATACCGGCGGTGATGCGGTTATTCCTGATGCGCCGCTTTCTGAAACAGGCGCTAAAAAGCAAAAGGAACTGAAGAAAAAATATCTGGATATTTACGAGCAGCTGCAGGAAAAAATTCGCGATCTCAGAGAAAAATTCCAGTTGGAAGAAATGTCGGCCGAAGACAAGGAAATTCAGGAGGTAGAAAACAAGTACGATGAATTGATTGTCGCCAATACCGAAGCCAGAGCCGAGATTTCGGCGCTTGGAAGCAAAGCCGATAAAGAAGATCTGGAAGCATATCGCAAACTGATGGATCAGCTTGTAGAACTCGAAAAACTGAAAGAGGAAGAACAAGCGGCTGTGCGCGCCAAATACGCCAAACTGAAAGCCGAAGAGCGCGACAAAGTTGAAGAACAGATCAGGGTTGCACTGCTTTCTGACAGCGAAAAAGAGCGCGAAGATGTCATAAAAAAATACCAGGATCTGATTGATCTGGCCAAAAAATACGGTTTCGATACTGTAGAACTGTACAAAAAAATGCAGGAAGAGCTTGAAAAGCTGAAGAAGAAAGAGAAAACTGACATTTTCGGCATGACAAGCGAGGATTGGGAAAAGCTGAAAAAGGACTTTGACGAGGTCGGGAAACTCATGCGCGCACTGGGCGATGTTGCTGATTCCATAAACACCATCATTACCAACGGTGAAGAAAAGCACATGCAGCAGGTTGAAAGCAACTACAACAAAGAAATGGAAAAGCTTGAAACCATGTATGCACAGAAGCACATGAGCGAATACACATACACACAGCGGAAAAAGCAACTTGAAAACCAGCTGGCCGCACAGAAGCTTTCCATTGAAATTGCACAGGCCAAGAGGAAGAAAAACATTGCCACTTTCGATGCTATTCTTGATACAGCCAGCGCCATTGCTGAAGCTTTGCCAAACATTCCACTGTCTATTCTTATGGGCGTACTCGGAGGAATTCAGATAGCAGCTATTCGCAGCGAACCGCTTCCGCAGCTGTGGACCGGTGGATATACCATGAAGGACACAAGCAACACCAGACCGGCCGGAACCGTACACGCCAACGAGTGGGTTTCTCCCGCATGGATGGTGAACAACCCGGTAACCGGCCCGATGATTTCGCAACTCGAAGCCATCAGGGCCAGTGGCAATTCACGCCGCTCTGTATCGGTTCCTCAGCAGCAGCGGAATATGGCGCAGACAGGGAGCAGCGATATAACGGCCATGAAACTCGATATGCTCATACATCAGAACGAAAAACTATTGAAATATATGAGCGACCCGAAAAACCGCCGGGCATTTATGGTTCACGACGAATTCAAGCGCTACGAAGCCGATCTGACCAACCTGCAGCAGCTGAGAAAAATTTCGTAGGTTTGTGGAAACCAAAACATTTTGTTATGAAAAACTGCCTTGCGGAAATTTTTACAGATTCTAAATAAGCCTCTATTTTTTTGATGTTCAGTTCCATGCACGTGTTATTTTTAATTAGTCTATATAAAAAGTTGTAATACTACTTGACTTCGTGTTACAATTTGTTGTAATATTGCAAGGTAAATATAACAACTTATTGTCAATATGAAAACAGAAACAGCTGAATATCAACAAAAAATAACACTTCTGGGCTATTATGAGAAGCTGCCCAAATCGGAGTTTATTTTATTCCGAAATCGCATTTGCACTGAATGTGCCGTGAGTCCGTCCACATTTTACCGCTGGCTCAGAAATCCGGCCGAAGTAGCCCCCGGCAACAGGCTGATTATTGAAAATATTGTTGGACCCGATAAACTTACCTGGTAATGGCAACAAAAGAATATTTCTGCACGCCTGATGGCGCCGTAAGTATCCGCGTTGGTGAACGCATGCGCAATTTGTGCGCCGATGACACCGATATTATAAATGAACTGCTGTATAAGGTTGAGCAGGATTACCCGAAAGCATACGCAGCTCTTGAAGCTGAATATAGCGGTAAGAAATACGCACGCTGGAGCATGTTCAGGCGATTTGTGTGCTGCAATTTCGGTGCATTCGATCACATCGAAGATGTTGATGCCGAAAACACTTTCCATTTTGAAAAAGTGTCATGCCCGCTCCGTGGCGAATGCAAGCACGAATGTGTGATCTGTATGCCCGAATTCAGCACTACCCTCAGCGTACGTGAATATGAAATACTTGCGCTGATTGTGGAAGGGCTGAACGATTTGCAGATTTCCGATCGCATGTTCCGTTCGGTTGACACCATTAAAAATCACCGGAAAAACATTCGCCGAAAGCTGAATGTTCATTCAAACACCGAATTGATTGAAACCGCACGCAAAAACAACATTGTATGAAAACCAACGCCAAAGCCCTGCTCGACAGGGGTGTAAAAAATATTTATATCAGCTACCCGATGACGCACGATGATGAAGGAAAATCGCTGCGCAAGGCTGATAAAATTCATTCAGAACTTGAAGATTTAGGATTTCAGGTAATAAACCCGGGAGCCATCTCGCGCGAGGTGCAGTTTCGCAAAATGCAGCCCGAATATCACCACTACATGGCCGCCGATCTGTACGCCCTGTGCGAACGCGCAGATGCCATTCTGCTGGTTGACGAATGGAGCGGAAGCCGCGGTTGCCGTTGCGAAGCATTTGTTGCGCACACCTGCGGTAAAATAATGCTCAACGAAAAGCTCGAAGAGCCGGACGACTACAAAAGCATGAGTTTCATTTTCGGACAGAAATAATGAGCATCATGGCACAAATAGAACAATTAGAAAAAATGGCCCAAAAGGTTATCAGAATTTCCATCCGGATGGCGCATTGTGAGGTCAGAAACGCACCTGCAGTTTATACATTTCAAAGCAAGGTGGCTGAGGCATATCTGAACAAAGCCAGGGAACTTAGAATGCAACTATTAAACACCAAAGGCAATGAATAATGGAGCACAAATCATGGAGAACCAAAGGCAAATTGCACCCGTGCAGGAGCCTTTTCGAGTACGACTGCAGCGATGCCTTATCAATGGAGCAAAACAGCGCCTACGCCTTATCGGAACAGGGTTGTCTCGCTCACGCGACGAAGCGCAGACAGCGGCACTTGCACGCAAAATTCTCGACTACGCATGGCAATGGACATACTCCGAAGAAACTGCCCGCCGGGCTGTTGAATATCATCGCGACGAGATCGAGGTGGTACTTCCGCCCACCCACTTGAAACGGTTCCAGAGCATCATTGCAATTTCTTAAAACCACAATAACAAACCACAAAAAAAGGAGAGAAAAATGAAAACAGAATTAATTTACCCAAACGGTCAGAAAGAGACCTATGAAAGAGGAAAAATAATGCCCGACAATTCAATTATAGATGGAATCAAAACCCGTGAGTTTTCGCCGGAAGAGCTCATTGCCCTCAGCCGCATATACCGCGATTCATACGAAGCGCTTAACCGCGGATCGTTCTTTCAGAAAGCACCTGATCTGTTGCTCGAAGCAGTTACATACGTAAACTCACTCGCCGTAAAAACCAAAAATTCGCGCGGCGAAAACGATAAACTCTACATCGATCTGGACCGCACCGGCAAAAACATGCTGCACGCATACCGCTACATGCTCGATGTAGCCATCACATTTCAGGACAACAAATCGCTGCGCGGACAAATAGCCTACATGCAGGAGCGCATCAACCGGCTCGAAGCGCGCCTGGTCATTTTCGAAGTATTGGAAACAGCCATGAACGAAGGAAATCTCGAAGAAACCGTAAAACTCATCAAAGCAAAGCAGGAGGCCGGACTATGAGCGAAGAAATAAACGATCCGTTTGCCGGCATCAGCGGCGAAGAAGTGCAGCTCGATCAGTTTCAGCAGGACATTACCACTATGATGGTTGATGCGGGTACAGATCCGGCCGAGCGCGGAAAAGCAATGATTCGCATTATGTCAAAAATCGCCTCATTGAAAAACGATTTTGCAGCTACCGAATATATAAACTATCTGTCGAAAGAATTCAAATTCAAGAAAACAGATCTGCGGAAAAACTACGATGCAGAAGTAAAGCGCCGCAAACTGAAAGATGCCGAAGAAGTTATTGCAGACTTCGATTTGCCAGCCGATGTTGATTTTGAAAAAGCTTCAAAATTCGGATACTACGAATATAAAAACTGCTACTGGTTTCTGGGAGACAAAGGAAAATTCGACGGATCGAACTTCGTGATGCGCCCCGTGCTGCATGTGTACAGCAAGCTGAACAATAAGCGAATTGTTGAACTCGAAAATTGCTACGGCATTAAAAAAATGGTTGCGCTCGACAGCAAAGAATTTGTTTCGCCGGAACTGTTGCAAAATAAAATAATCGGAGAGGGAAATTTCATCTGGAAAGCAGCAAAACCGTATTATTTGAAATTGCTCAGCGACATTACAAACGACTTTCCCATATGCAACGAAATCCGCACACTCGGCTGGCAGCGAGAGGGATTCTACGCTTATTCAAATGGCATTTTCAGCAACGACGAGTTCAAACCGGTGAACGATATCGGAACCGTTGAACACGACAAAGTGAATTATTTCCTTCCGGCATTCAGCTGCCTGAACATCAATGCCCGCGACGATGACGATGAATACGAAAACGACCGGTCATACATGTATAAAAAGCCCGGACTTACATTCAACGAATGGTGTAAGCTGCTGGCGCTTGTTTACCCCGGCAAATCAGACATTGCTATCGGATATGTGATTGCTGCCACATTTCGCGACATCATTTTTGAGCGAGACAAATCGTTTCCGTTGCTTTTTTTGTTTGGAGAAAAGCAATCCGGAAAATCAAAATTCGCGTGGTCGCTCAGCGATGTGTTCAATGCTGCATTGAAGCCTTACAACCTTAACAGCGGAACGCCCGTTGCTTTTTATCGCCGGCTTGCCCGCGTGAAAAACGGCCTTGCATGGTACGATGAATACACCAACGACATTGACGAAAAACGCTTTCAGGCGCTGAAAGCATCATTCGACGGAACCGGCCACGAAAAAGGGATGGCCACAAAAGACAATCGCAGCGAAGTAACCAAAGTGAACAGCGCCGCCATGATCTCCGGCCAGTACATGCCCACCCGCGACGATAATTCTTTGCTCACCCGCTCCATTCTGCTCAATTTTTTGAAGCGAATTTTCACAGCCGAAGACATGACCAACTACACCAGGCTGAAAGAATTCGAGAGCAACGGCCTTACCGGTCTGGTGTGTGACATTCTGCATTATCGCGAGCTTATTGAAAAGAAATACAACGAAACTTTCGATGACCTGTTTCAGGAAAACCGCGATGCACTTTCAACACAGCGCATTCCTTTCGATGAACGCGTGCTCCGCAATTTCACTGTGATTCACACCGTAGTGAAACTGTTTGTTGAAAATGCAAAAGACATTGAAACCGGAATCGATTACCGCAGTTTTTCGCGCAATCTTTTGTCGATGGTATCTGAGCAAAGCCAGCAGATTGCATCAGGCGAAGCCCTTGCAACATTCTGGAACATGATTGAATATCTGGCCGACCAGAACATGATTCACCACGACCGCGATTTCATGATCAACAGCCGCTCATCCATCATGCTGCGCACCAAGGCAGGCAACATGGAGGAATTTTCATTCTCCAATGCAAACGGCGTTCAATTCATTAAAACCATGTTGTGGATCCGACTCACCAAGATCTATCCGCTCTACATGGAATATCACCGCAAGCAATATGGCATCAGCGGACTTGATAAGAACACGCTCAAACATTACCTCACCACCAACAGCGCCTACATGGGCTATCAGGACAGCGCGCGCATCGGCGACATAAACACCAGCGCCTACGTGTTCGACTACGCCAAACTGAAAGAAATGGGCGTAAATCTCGATCGTGGCAGCGTTGATGTGAACAGGGAGCCGGAAGCAGCTACCGAAGAGAGTAAAGAAGATCTGAGTATTAAAACTGAAAAGAAATTTTAAAACAACAGCCATGCCACTCCAACTCTACAACCGCACCGTATCGCGCCACAAAATATTCCCATCCGAGCCCACCGACTTTGCAGCATGGTATGCCGCCATCGCATGGCTGAAACAATCAGGTTTCAACTGCGGCAAACTCGACTATCCTGGCCCCACGGCCTTTGTTGCCGGCGCCTACACCCTGCCCCAGAAATGGAGCGACCTGAGCGCCGATCAGCGCGCCACCGTGGCCGGCATAATCACCAGCCGGGACCCGAAAAGATTGGAAGTGAATGTTTATTTTTTTGAATAAAACACCATGGAAAACCTTGTATTTATAGATCTTTTTGCCGGAGCCGGCGGCGTAACGAAATGTGTATGGGTAGTGTGGGAATACGAAGCACTACCCTATCAAAATAGTAAAAACTTATATACGAGAACGAATGAATGAATTAGCAGAAAAACCCACATTACCTATACACGGTGTTGGGCGCAGTATTTCTTTAAATCTTTTTGGGGAAGTTACTCAGGATAAAAAAAACCTATGTGATTACTTTATTGTACCGCCTTTTTCGATACTTAATTCAAGTTCAAAAGAATGGCAACAAAGAAAAAAATTATGGGTACATAGGATAAATGATAAGGCACAAGCAAGAAAAAATAAACTTCGCAATTATACAGAAGTTGGAGTTGAATTTATGGCAATAAAAGGCGATACTACGAGCGTATTAGACCCTGTATTATGTGAAGTATTGTTACATTGGTTTACGGAAGAAACACACCATTGTTTTGACCCATTCGCTGGTGATGCTGTTTTTGGTTTTTGTAGTGCTTTCAAGGGGCGTTTTTTTGAAGGTATTGAATTAAGACAAGAACAAGTAGAATTTAACCAAAAATTGATTGACGAATTAAACACAGGTGCTAAATACCATTGTGATGATGCTTTAAACATACTTAATTACTTTGAAAAAGAAAGTAAAGACTTTATGTTTACATGCCCACCGTATGCAGATTTAGAGGTTTATTCTGACTTAGAAAACGACCTTAGCAATATGACTTATGAACAGTTTTTTGAAACAATTGAAAAGGTTTTTTTTGACTGCTATAAAGTTTTAAAAAATGAACGGTTTGCAGCGGTTGTAATTGGCGAAGTTAGGCATAAAACAACAGGCTGTTATATTGGATTAGTGCCAAAGATTATTGATATAATGGAGCGTGCAGGGTTTTTATATTATAATGACATGATATTACAAACTCCAGTAGGTAATTTAATGATGCGAGCTGGAAGATATATGAACCAAAACAGAAAAATAGGTAAACAGCATCAAAATGTATTGATTTTTTACAAAGGAAACCCTAAAAACATTAGTAAACATTTTAATAAAATAAAAGATGGAAGCGAAAATATGGAATAAAAACGGTTGGTTAAAAGAAACCGACCCGACAGAGTTAAAAAATAACTTTAGTGAATTACTTGGATTAAGTGGATTTGATATACTTAATTTTGTAGAACACTATTTTGAACCACAAGGATATACTGCCTTATGGTTGCTTGGAGAAAGTCATTTGGCAATACATACTTTCCCCGAGGAGCAAAAAAGCTATATTGAATTATCAAGTTGCAATGAAGATTATTATATATACTTCGCTGCGAATTGCGGGTTTTAATATTGCGCCCAACGCCTACGGCTTGGCGAAGTGGGGGAATTATACCCACAAAAGCCGATTAGAATTACTAATGTTCAATAACAGATAAAAGATGATAGAAGTACGTCAGCCCCCATTTTGCCAAACCGATGTTGTGTGCAGTACGGATTTAGAAGGAGTAGTTCTTTTAGATTTATTTAGCGGTGCAGGAGGTTTTGCAAAAGGAATATCCGATGCAGGTATAAAAATTAAAAAGCATTTTTTTAGTGAAGTAAATGAAGATGCTATTGCAAACTATAAATATAATTTTAAAAATTCAGAATATGTCGGAGCAATACAAGATGTTCGAGGAATTGAAAGAGCAAACATTATTACTTTCGGAAGTCCGTGCCAAAATTTTAGCATACTTAGAGACCAATCGGGACTTGACGGAGATAAAAGCGTTCTTATCAAAGAAGCAATTAGGATTGTTAGTGAGCAAAGACCAAATATTTTTATCTGGGAAAATGTTAAAGGAGCTTTCTCCGCAAATGATAGCAAAGACTTTTGGGCAGTCATTCAAGAGTTTGCCAACATTGGGGGATATAGACTGCAATGGCAACTGTGTAATACATCTTGGTTTTTACCCCAAAACAGAGAACGAATATTCCTTGTCGGAATACTTAATGGATGCGGAAACGGAGTGTTACCTATCTATGGAGAAACAGTTAAACATCAAATCAATGATAAAGTAAAAGCTATATCTTATACAAGAGATAAAAAAGGTAAGGTTTTGAATTATACTAAAAGAGGAATTTTCAATACTATTCATACTTCAACTGGAAGCGGTGGGAATACAGACCAATATTTATACGAATATGGTTTGATAAGAAAATTATCAATTAGAGAATGTGAAAAACTGCAAGGATTTGATATGGATTGGACAAAATGGGGAATATACAATGGAGAAAAAAAGAAATTGAATTTAACTGCAAGAAGGAAATTGATGGGAAACGCTGTAACAACAAATATTGTAAAAGAAATAGCAACAAAAATTATAGAAAATGGAATTAAAATATAAAGTAAAAATTGAGATTGATAATTACTCATACGATTTTGAGGTAATTACACCAATTGAAAAAGACGAAGCAAATATAAATGATGTAATAGATGACCAAATTTTGGAAAACCTTTATAATGAAATATCTTACGCTATTCGTGCTGATATTGAAAAACGTAAAAGCTCCAATGATGCAGGTCGGTAGTATTGCACACAACGGTTCGGGTATTGCCGAAGTGGTGGAATTTGAAACACAAAAGTTGATAAACAGATGAAAGATAATAGTAGCACAATAGTTGAAAACGGCAAGGATGCCACCATTGCGGCAATACCTTGTTATGTGCCGTGCGGTTTAGAACTGAACAAGATTTACAATGAAAGCAATTTGGACACAATGAAAAGGATGCCAGACAATTTCGTTGATTTGACTGTTACTTCACCGCCTTACGATAACCTAAGAGACTACAAAGGATATAGCTTCCCATTTGAAGATATTGCTAAAGAATTGTATAGAGTAACAAAACAAGGCGGTGTAGTTGTTTGGGTTGTAGGTGATAGCGTAATAGATGGAAGTGAAAGCGGAACATCATTTAAACAAGCACTACACTTTAAAGAGATTGGTTTTAACCTGCACGATACAATGATTTACCAAAAAGATGTAATGCCATTTCCCGAACAAACACGATACAATCAATGCTTTGAATATATGTTTGTGTTAAGCAAGGGAAAACCGAAAACATTTAATGCCATAAAAGAAAAAACGCAAGGTTACAAACCAAGCAAATCATCTACTACCCGAAATGCTGATGGCGAAACAGTAGGATTGAAATATGAGCAAGGAAAAGATGAAAGAAGTTTATTTAATATTTGGAAATTTGGATGCGGATTTAATAAGACTACAAATGATTTAGTAGCTTTTGAACATCCTGCAATGTTTCCTGAAGAATTGGCAAAGAGGCATATTTATAGCTGGAGCAATGAGGGTGATTTAGTTTATGATTGCTTTGGTGGAAGTGGTACAGTTGCAAAGATGGCACATTTACAAAAACGAAATTGGATATTGTCCGAAATAAGCAGCGAATATGTCCAAATTGCTGAAAAACGAATTGCCCCTTACTTGGCACAAACTTCATTGTTTTGATGTCAGATAGCATGGCACATAACGTTTTCGGGCTTGGCGAAGTGGCTGAACCCGAAGCTAAATAGAATTACTAAACTTTAAAATTAAAAACGAATGATTGATAGAATTACTGAACAGCCATTTTGCCAAACCCGTGTTATGTGCAGGGCGGTTGATAACCTTGAACTCCTTTTGTCGCAACCTGATGAAAGTGTAGATTTGATTTACTGCGATATTCTTTATGGAACTGGTAGAAACTTTGGAGATTATCAAGATTTAAAACCGATTAGAAGCGAAATAGAAAACCACTACTTACCAAGACTTATTGAAATGAAACGAGTGCTAAAACAAAACGGCTCAATTTATTTACAAATGGATTGGAGAATTAACCATTGGATTAGATGCTTATTAGATGAAGTTTTTGGATATGAACAATTTAGAAATGAAATAATTTGGTGCTATGGAGCAGGAGATGTAAACGCAAAAAATAGATTTTGTAGGGTAAGCGACCACATTTTATTTTATGCAAAGGGAGAAAATAAATTTAACATTCAAAAAGATGAAAAAGGAGCTAAGGTAAAAGATTGGCAAAGAAGTTTTTCATTTGGAGAAAAGACTTTTAATAAAAAATGGTTTGCAGAAAATGAAGATAATTATATGTACCCAACTCAAAAACCAAAGGAACTAATAAGACGTTTTGTTTTAGCTTCCACGAATGAAGGCGACACGGTTGCAGATTATTATTTAGGTAGTGGTACAACCGCAGTAGTTTGTAAAGAACTAAACCGAAATTTTATAGGTTGCGACATCAATCCAAAGGCTATTGAAATCACAAATGCTCGTTTAGATGCAGTTTCGTAGCCTTGCACATAACGTATGGGGCTATATGCAGTGCGGCATAACCTACAAAAGATGATACGAAGCACAACAGTAATAATTTTAAAATATTTTTAGCGTGGGAAATTTTGAATTAAATAAATGTTACAACGAAAGTAATTTGGTTACAATGGCAAGGATGCCTGATTGTTTTATTGATTTAACAGTTACTTCACCGCCTTACGATAACCTAAGAGATTACAAAGGATATAGTTTCCCTTTTGAAGAAATTGCCAAAGAACTTTACAGAGTAACGAAAGAAGGCGGTGTGCTTGTTTGGGTTGTTGGAGATGCAACTGTAAACGGAAGTGAAAGCGGAACCAGTTTTAAACAGGCGTTGTATTTTATGCAATGTGGGTTTAATTTGCACGATACAATGATTTATGAGAAAAATGGGTTTAGTAATCCGAGTGATACAAGATACCATCAGGTTTTTGAATATATGTTTATTTTCTCAAAAGGCAAATTAAAAACATTTAATCCTATTAAGGACCGCAAAAACTTATGGGAAAGTTGGGGTAAAAATACAAGTAGGCAGAAAAACGGTGAATTAGTGGAGCATAAAGAAAGGAAAAGTTATTTAGGTGAAATGGGAATGAGATATAATATTTGGAAATACAAAGTAGGTGGAAGCGGAATGAGCACAAAAGATAAAATTGCACATAAACACCCTGCAATATTTCCAGAATTGCTTGCATACGACCATATAATAAGCTGGAGTAATGAAGGTGATTTGGTTTATGATTGCTTTATGGGAAGCGGAACAACTGCCAAAGCAGCAATTTCAGCAAATAGAAAATGGATTGGAAGCGAAATAAGTGAGGAATATTGTAAGATAATAGAAGAAAGACTTATTCCATTACGAAATAATCTTTTTACTTAATGGCTTTGAAAAAGCCAAAGTGCGGTGGGAAAAATATTTTAAAATTATGGTCAAATTAGCACAAACTACGATACGAAGCACGGAACTAAGCATTGCATATAGCCCGTGTTACCGTGTCGTTTTAATGCACGGTAACACAAAGCTCGGTGCCGTTACTATGGCACTGAGCGACTGTTAAGAAGTCGTTGCCGGTGTTCCCGGCAATGGCGCACAAAAAACAACCCGCACCCGGCGGATCCGGGGAATAAAAAACTACAAACCCATGACAGAAGAAAAATTGATGAGAGCAGAAACAATCCTTGGTGAAATAAAATCAAGAGAAAATTCCATGATTATTATGTCACAAATGGACTGTGGATATGGTCCTGCTTATTTTGTGAAGTTAAATATGACTACGCCTGAATACGAAGTTGATATGAACTTCATTCGTGAGCTTGTCCCCAAAATGATCAAGTACCAACAACAGAGAATTGAAGATTTTAAAACCGAATTTGAAAACCTTTAAAACCAAACTTATATGAAAACAGAAAATTCAAGCAGCTCAGGATTGAGCATTATCGGACTCTTAGGAGTTGCATTCATCATTTTAAAACTTTGCGGCGTAATAAATTGGTCGTGGTGGTGGGTGACAGTTCCATTCTGGGGAGGATTGGCTATTGTTATTCTCATTCTGGTTTTTGTAGCAATTATTAATATAAGACGAAAATGAAGCCAATCGCCACCGCCCTGCTCCTGAACTGGAAGCGCCCCGAAAACATTGTGAAAACCATTGCCAGCATACGCGCGCAGACTGCAGCCATCGAAATATGGCTGTGGAACAACAACCCCGATGACAAAACCGCCTACGATGTGGACATGCAAATAAACAGCCCGCGCAATTTCTTTTGCTGGCCCCGCTGGCTCATGGGATCGCTCACCGAAAGCGAATTCATCTTCACCCTGGATGATGATCTGATGTTTGCCGATGAATTGGTTATCAACGATTGCATTGATTTTATGCGCAGCGACCAATTTACTACACTAATAGGATATACCGGAGTGACATTTCAGGATAAAAACAAAAATTATTTCGGGGGAAAGCATGTAGAAGCATGTGATAATTACAACACATTAGTTGATGTTGTAAAAGGTCGTTTTATGTTCCTTAGCACATCGGCTTTGCACAGAATAAGCATCGAAAACGAACCCACCTGCGAAGATATTAAAGTCAGCGCAGCAATTGGTCAAGGCATATTACCGGCAATTCTTACTAATCGCCTGATCAATCTATCCGAAGGAGACGAAGCGCTGTTCGCTCAGCCATGGCAGCGGGAGCGCAGGCAAAAAGCTGTCGAAAAATACTTTAGGTAAGTCCGAAGTAAATGCACACTCATGGAAAGTCCACAGAAATGCGGGCTTTTTTTATGGAATTTAAATAAATGTACGTTATATGTATGCTTAAAATATAATGCTATGAATCACGATGAGTTAAATCCTATGTACACCGGCGAAAGCCCTCTTGAAGAACTCCTGTCTGTAACCGACAGTATTTTTGATCTGTTCACATTGCAGCCAGCCACCGCTGACTGGCCAGCAGAAGTACAAGGAATTGCAGAACATCTGCACCGAGTTTACAAATATCAGAAGCAACGCATAGAAACGGAGCTTAAAACATTCTCCCACTAAAAGCACCATTTTTTTCACATCCTGCAGAATTCATTCCGGATACTGTTGGACTCTTTTTGTCCAAAAAATAAAAAAAGTGTGTTTTATTATAGAGATTCTGATTTTTTTCATTTTTTTCTTTCCAACACTCCAACAAGCTATAAAAGTCAATAATAGATTCAAAAACCTTGTTGGAAAGTGTTGGAAGTTGTTGGAAGCTGTTGGAGTGTTGGAGATTTTCGATGTGTTTCAAAATCCAAAAGCCCGAAAAAAAAATATTTTTTTGCTGTTTTTACCTGATTATTGATAAAAGTCAACTAAATCATTGATTTTTTACAATTACAACATATTGTAATACAAAAGGGCAATATGTTGCAATTTTTTGTATTTTTGTTTTCGATGTACACCGTAACAATCAGAGTTAAGCCCTACGTAAAAAAGTTCCTCGAGAACAAATTCGGAACGCCGGTGAATTTTCCTGCCGACGGAGTGAGCCACGGCGCTCACTATTATAATATGCTGCAGCGCATGCTCAAAAAGCCATCCATCCGCTACGACAACGACCGCAGCGGAGTAAACTACGCCGAAAATCCGTACCTGGTTCCCATGCAGATTCAGATTTCAGCATATCTGTTCTATCATTATGGCTGGGAGCTTTCGCCCACCGATCAGATGGCATTCAATTCATTCGTTGAAGGAATCATCAAAGAGCTGCTGTGTTATTGCGTAGCGCTCAATTCAAACTACTGCAACAAAATTGTTTCGGGCATACGCAATTTTCGCGATCTAACCGGCCTCACCGAAGATGACTACTCGCACGATACAATCAAACAATACCTCTATCGCGCCGGTTTCAGAAAAAAATCGTTTTCCGCAATGTCACTTAAAATAAAATGCCATGATAGCAAGCATTTCGAAACCGCGCAGATCTAACATCGGCGGGCTTCAGTCGGTTCAGGTTGTACCCGTTTCGGAAATTTCCGAGATCACTCCTGTTATAAATGGAAAAACAACCTGCACCCTGGTATCGGGTAAGGCATGGCGAACACTATACACCACCCCAGGAAGCCGCAAATACGAAGACACCCCCGCATCAGCAGGCCGCAGGCAATACAGAGAAGTATTGGTATCAGGTCGCATTCCGGCCACCGACGAAACCACCCTCGAACAGCTGAAAGCTTATTCTGCGGAAGGTTTTGTTGTAAAAACCAAAGATAATAATGGTAAACAACGACTCATCGGCTCGCCTGATGAGCCAATGTTTTTCTCTTATTCGGATGGATCCGGAAGCGGCCCCGAAGAGTACAACGGCAGCGAATTTACATTCGCAAGAAGCCTGCGCGAATCGCCGCCATTCATTGATTAGCAACCATTTGCGTTTTCTTCATAGTCCTTTTTTTACCGGCTAAATGCCGGCTTTTTTGTGCAAAAATTACTGATGCACAGAATTTTCAGTGAAATAGCATACGGAATGTGGGGAATGGAACCGCGAGCCATGCAGGGTTATCTGCCGCTCGTGGTAAACTTCATTAAAGGAGTTCCCGCAAATGTAAGCGCAGACGCAGCTTTGCGTATTTTCAAAGAAACATCTTCCGTAAAATATGCCGACTCAACAGGTCATATATATAATGTATCTCAACTCGACGATTCTGTTGAAGCAGATGAACAGCCTGTTGAAGTGCCAGCCGGCTCAGTTGCCATTCTTTCATTAACCAACCCGATCACCTACAACGATGTTGAATGTGGTCCGGCCGGCATGAAAACCATGGCCAACGTAATGAAAAACATTTTCGATGATGGCAACATTGCCGCCATTGTGCTGGAAATGAATACCCCTGGCGGTGAAGGAATGGCTATGTTTCATATGATTCGCCAGATGAACGAAGCCAACAAACCAATTGTTGCTTTTGTTCGCCACATGGCTGCATCTGCAGGCGCCGGAATTGCCAGCGCTGCCAATTACATCATTGCTGAAAGCGACCTCTCGAAATTCGGATCCTTCGGAACATTTGTAACGCTGGTTGATTTTGCCGAATTCTACAGCCAGCAGGGTGTAAAGCTTGAAGACGTGTACGCATCGCGCAGCACCGAAAAGAACGAAGATTACCGCGAAGCCATTAAAGGCAATTTGAAACCACTCATTGAAAGCATTGATGTTTTCAATGAAACATTTCTGGAAACAGTTGCCACCAACCGCACCGGCAAACTCACCGATGATGGCCACTGGCACAAAGGAAAGCTGTATTACGCGCCCGAAGCGCTCGCAATTGGAATGATTGACGAGATCGGCTCATTTGAGCGCGCCATCGAAAAGGCACTTGAACTCGCAAACCAATAAAAACTGCATATCATGTCAATGTTTGGAAAAGTAGACGCAAAAGTACACGAAGCTGTTGTTCAGGAGCGCGACACCGCTCTTGCCAGCATCGAGACACTGAATGGTGAGAAAGAAACACTCACCGGCCAGGTCACCACCCTCACCACCGAGCGCGATGATGCACGCACTGAGTTGGCAACAGCTCAGAACGCACTTACTGAAGCGCAGAACACCATCGAAAGCCTGAACACTCAGGTTGCCGAGCTCACAACCAAGCTGGCCAATCGCCCAGGCGCCGCCGCCACTGAAGTTGAACCAAAAACCGAAACCATTGAAACCAGTGACGACCCGAAAGTTGTTGTTGATCCCGTGGTTGAGTTTGCACAGGAAAAAATGTAAACCAATAAATCAATTATACCATGGACCTCACAAAACCTATTGACATATCCAGTGTAAATAACACTGCGGTCAAGTACAAAAAAGAGATCAAGACGTTGGATATGCTTGCAGCAGATCGTCTGTTGAAGCATTTCAGCCTTGTATCAGGAGTTACCGATTCCATCGTGCTTTCGCACATGGTGCCCGGCGATAACAATTCGCGCGGATATGATGGAACCTTCACCGCCAACAAAAAAATCGGAACCATCACACCCAGAACGCTCACCGTTCGCCCCATTGTTTATGAAATTTCGGACGAGCCGGAACGCCTGCGCCGTACTTTCATTACAGAAGTGCGCGGAAAAGTTGAAAATCCGGAAGATTTCTACCGCTGGCTCATTGAATGGTGCATCGCAAAAGCTTCTGAAGAATTGTACAACGCCCTGATGGTCGCTGACTACAATTCCGGAACTGCCGGTGCACACATCAACAACGCATTCGATGGTCTTGGAACCATCATCAGCGATGAAATCACAGCTACCAACATTTCAGCAGCCAATGGCAACTATTACGATCCTGAAACAGCTTACACCAGTGCAAACATTGGTGATCTGCTTCTTGCGCATGTTCGTAGTCTGCCGGCTACATTCCGCGACAAAGGCGGCTTGATCATCATGTCAACCGACATGGGCGACCTGTATGATGACTGGTACAAAGCAGAACACGATGCTCCGCCGATGGTTGACACCGCCGGACAAACCGTTCTCGATGGCACCAATGGCAAATTCAAAATTTCACGCCAGCCAAACTTCTCCGACCAGCGCGTCATCATTACCCGCGACAATAACATTGTTTACGGTACCGACAAGATGAGCGATATGGCTTCTCTGAAAGCATTCAACAGCGGCAATCCTTATCTGTTCACCGCAACAATGAAATATGTGTTCGGACTTCAGATTGTGTCGCTCGACAAATCGCTCTTCTCCACCAACAAGCTGTACTCAACCTCTGGTTCAGGCAGCTAAGATCCGCAACTGACAGTGGGCTCTCCGGAGCCCTCTGTTTTGCTCAATTCAAATTGAAAAACTTTTAAAGTAAAAAATCATGAAACAGATATTTGCAATTTGCACAATTCTTTTCCTCGGCATAATGCTGGGGGCAGCCATTGCCGCGCCCACCGAACTGCCAATGCTGCCTACTGTGGCCACCGTCACAGCCGGGCTGTTCATCGCAGGATTCCAAACCAAGGTTGAAGGCGTGGCCGGATCGGCCTTTGTGAACCTCACCAAAGCTTCGCGCAACAACATGGGGGGGTTGAAAGTAAAACTCTACTTTGGTAAATACGATGATGTGGCTACATGGCCCACATTGCCCGATCAGGAAAGCCAGTCTGTTACTATTGAAACGCTGGCCACACTTACGGGAGATATCACCTTTAATACCGGAAAGTGCATGTTTGAGATGTACGGAACGCCTGGCGAAATTGAACTCAAAAATACCCTTGTAGGTGATGCTGACGCTCAATCTTTCAAACAGGAAGTATCCGTAAAACATCCCGGACTTGCCGCCAAGCTGATTGGTTTCTGCGCAGCCACCAACAACGAGAACCTCGTTCTTATTGTTGAGCGCCACAACGGAACCAAGTACATGGTAGGCTTCGAAGGAATGCCAGCCACCAAAGCTTCGGACGAAAGCGGATCCGGTAAAAAAGTTGAAGATGGCGCAGCCGCCACCATCGGCTTTGTAAGCTATGGTCCGACACCAGCACCCATTTACACCGGCAGCATCCCGCTCACGCCCGCCGGTTCAGGTAGCGGAGTATAATCATGGGTTGGAAAGATAAATATAAGGTTGTCCGGATTGTTCCAGGCTTGATCGTTACCCCATGGGGAGAGCGATTGGACCTGAGCAATCCGAACATTCCGGAAGAAAAGATTGAGCGGCTGCATAAAGAAGGGTGCTCTTTTATCCAGCCGATCGAAACTCCGGAAATAAAACCCGAAGCGAAGCTGCCGGAAGTGGCGCCGAAAAGTACCACACCTGAGCCGCCTCCGATTCCATCGAAGAAGCTGAAATACGGAAATCAAAAACAGTCGTAGCAACGCCATGCGGCGATGACTAAATACCACGGGAAGCCTGAGAAATCAGGCTTTTTTTGTGTCCTTTTTTTGGAAATTTCCACGGCCGACCTTTGGCTCGTAAATGCTACGACCAATGAGACAACACATCTTTATTCCTTATGTTCAGGCGCCCGCGCAATGGGAAGAACTGCGCTATGCCTTACGAAGTTGGGAGAAATACGCCCGCTTCGATCATCAGATTGTCATTGTAGGTGATCTGCCCGACTGGTGTCAAAATGTGATTCACATTCCGCACACACCGCACTACGACGGAAAAGAGGGCGAAATAACCCGCGATGCAATTGAAAAAATGCGCCTGTTCCTCTTCTGGGCAAAGCAGCGCAACATCAGTGCATTCATCCGCGCGTATGATGATATATTTCTGCTGCAGCCAACGGAACTTAAAGAAATCGGTATTCCGAAAGCCATGTACGACATGAGCAAAGTGATACCGAACCGCACCAATACCTGGCGCAAACAGTTGTGGAATACATATTACGCCGTGCGCCAGCACAACGCCCACGGATGGAACATGGAAAGCCACACGCCGGAAGCGTTTGGTACTGAATTCATGGCGCATGTGATGGACTTCTATCAATGCCCTCCGAATATGTATCTTACCAGCACACTGTATTACAATGCGCTGTTTGCCGATACTACGTTTCAGCCTCATATTCTGTCGAAAGCCGACAAATACAAAGCTGGCTTCTACGGCTCAAAGGATAAATACAGCTATGGACCGGATGAAAATGTGCGCGAAATCTGCGAAACGAAGATGTTTCTCAACTTCGATCCGGCCGGATTCACACCGCAGATCCGCGATTATCTGATGGCGAAATTCCCAACACCGAGCCATTATGAAAAATAAAGTCGGCATTCTGATGAATACCGCTAATATGGGCGGTGCAGAACACCTGATGCTTCAGGTGGTGCGAAAACTGAATCAAATGAATATTCCGGTGGTTGTGATTGCCGGAACGCCTGGCATTATCTTTTATCAAATGGTAGATATCGCAGAGACAATACTTTGCCCGAATCCATCTGAACAAGAACTTCAGGAAGCCCTGACCGGTTGCACCACGGTCATAAACAACAATTGGTGGGCGCTCAACCCGAAGCTGGAAAAGATTCTGCCGGGAATCGGCTGCAAATATATGGAAGCCATTCACGGGCCGTTTGTGCCGTATCTTCAGCGTGCTGCCGAATTCGATCACATAGTGCATGAATATCTCAGCTTCTCGCCGTTTGGTTCGCAGATCCTCTGTGAACGCTTCGGAGTTTCAGCGCGAAAAATACGCAACCAGCTTATTCCGGTTGAAAAGGCCGGAAGCCCGGTAACAAAAGAAAACAAGTTTTTCGCGCGCTATATGCTGCGCATTCCGCAAGATGCGGAAGTAATTGGTATGATTGCCCGCATCAGTCCTGAAAAAGGCATTCTGGATGCGCTTGACATATACGAAGCCTACCACGAAAAGAAACCAAATGCGGCCTTTGTTATTTTGGGCGGCGATCCATCTGGAAACAGCCAGTATAACCAACTTGTAGACGCACGTGTGCAGCTGCTTCGCAGCAAAGGCTGTGTAGTTTACAAAACCGGATGCCTTGATCCGACCGCTGTTGATGCACTTCGCTACGCTTTTGACATTGCCATCAACACCAGCCAAACCGAAGGAATGAATCTGGCTGTATCAGAATTGCTTTCCGCCGGAATTCCGGTATTATTCCCTGATTTTCCTGATCTGGGCATGGGAACGAATTTCGACACAGCTTACCGGGAAAACTTTGCAATACCAATCCGCCATCGGAATGAATTTGCAGGAGAGCAGCGCATGACGCCGGAGGAAAAATCAATGTATGTGAAGCGACTTTCAGAAATATGCCTGAAAACACCGGTGGATCCGCACGACAAAGAAGCTGTCGTTGCAAACATCTGCGAAGCCATGCTGGATGGTCCTTTCATCATGACATTGTGCTACAACACGCCCATTGATTGGTTCAAAGAAATGACAGCCAGCATTCTGAATCAGAATTTCAAATGCTTCCGCTGGGTAATTGTGGATGATGGCAATACCAACCCAGAACTGCTGGCACACCTGGAAGAACTGGCCGCTGATGACCGCGTGACCATTCTGCGACACGACACAAATAAAAACATTCGCGAAGCACAGAACACCGCACTGCGCCACATATACAAACACGAGCGGCGCATGATGCTGATTTTTGACAGCGACGATATTGCACGCCCCGATCTGGTAGGATCACAGTTTAGAAGCATTCTTAATAGCGGCGCAACCGTGCTGGGTGTTCAGATCAGGTTTTTCGGAAATCAAACCCGCACAACATCGCACCCTGCGAAGATCACCGCCGACATGGTGCGGAATAATGAAATATACCCGTACTGGTTCATGAACAATCCGGGCGTTGCCATCTGGCTGGGCGATATCGGTGAGCGCTATTACCCCGAAGTTGCCATTCCTGCCTCATCAGACTTCGCCATGTGGATTGATTTACTCAAGGACGGGTTCACACTCCACAACCGCCCCGATGTGCTTGTAGATTACCGCTGGATGGGGAAAAACAGTAATGACCGCCTGACGCAGGAAGAAAAAAACATGCGCATGGCTCATCTTGAATTAATCAAAAACCGATTATATGAAAACCAAAATTGAAAACTGGTTCAAAGGCAACCAGAACTATCAGCAAGGCCTTGCCCTGTTGATTGACGCCGGCTTCACAAAAGGCAAGGTGTTGAAAAACCTTCAGCGCGGCGAAAGCAAAACCAACAAAGAAAAGCTTGCATGGGAACTTTGCGAAATCGTGAAGCTTGATCGCTCCATCATTACGCAGGTTAATACCAATGTGCCCGACAATCGTGTTTCGACAGCTGCCGGGAAACGTGTTGGTGTTGCAGGAAAATCGCCCAATGAGCCAATTGAGCCGCCTATCATTACAGCCATCAAAACAAAACTGGCTGAATTCACAAAGCTGCGCGGCCAGATGCATTCCGAAATGGCTGCCCTTGGCAAAAGCAACGAATCATCCATCATTCAGAAACGCCAGGAGTTGATTGAAAAGATGGATGAGATCAATTCCGAATATGACCGGCTGTATGAAGAAAAAGAAAAGTTTTTCCGCGAAAAAATTCTGCCCGCAGCAAATGTGCTCGAAAAACCACAGCCGGCCGCTCCAAAAGGCAACGCCGAGCTGTCACCAGTGGAGCTGATGAGACGCCAGAACAGCCTGAGAAGCCAGATTTCAAAGGCAAAAGACAAGCTGAAAAAAGCTTCGAAAGCCGATAAGAAAGAGGCTCAGGAAAAGTTGGATAAACTCACTTCGGAGCTTGATGAAATTGAAAAGTTGTTGAGTAAGTGAGTTTATTCAACCTTTCCAATATTGAGCCACCAAAAACTGCGCAAGCTGCAGCCGTGTACCGGAGGGGAACTCCGGCACACCGCTGCATAGGCAAGCCGCAGGACATACTGCGCAAACACTTAACTGATCTTGCCCCGAACGAGGAAATACAATTCTGGTCGTTCGGGAGGTTTGCGCAGCACGACCTGCTGTTTTATCTGCTTCAGCAAACAGGACCGGCGCACGTGGAAGTTGCTACCTGGTCCATTTGCAACGAAGCAATGGAACGGATACTCCGGCTTGTTTCTGACGGCACAATCCGGACAATCCGCTTTATTCTTGATCCGCGTGTTAAAGTGAGAAACCCGCGGCCTTTACAAATACTGATTAAAAATTTCCCGTATGTGCTTACGCCTTGCCATGCCAAGGTTACGCTTATTCACAATGAACAGTGGAATGTATCTGTAGTCACTTCGCAGAATATGACGCGTAACCCCCGCATGGAGCGCGGCATTATCAACACTGATTCGGAAATTTTCAAATTCGATAAGGAGGTATTCGATGAAACTTTCAGAGGATGAGTTAAAACAGCTGGAGGAGTTCGGCTCGATCGCTCTTCCGCTGTCCGACGTTGCAGTTATCCTTCAGGTAAACCCTGAGGAACTTCACGCGGCATGCTCAGAGCCAACGAGCCTGGAATATCAGCGGTATCAGGCCGGATTTCTGCGCCTGAAAGCTGAATTACGGAAATCGATTAAAGATTCAGCCATTCAGGGCAGCAACCCCGCCCAAACTTTAATGATTCGATTCATTGATGAAATCGACAACCTAAAAGACATTTACTGATGAAACGACCAAAAGACGCGGCCATGCTGGACCGCATTCAGAAATGGGCTTCGGATCCGGAGAAGTATTCAAAGCTTCACCCCGAGGACTCAAAGATATTTGAGCGTTGGTGCACCGCCGATGATCTTATGCGCCGATACCCGTCGCGAAAGTATTGCGTTTCGATGATGGTAGCCAAATACGGCTGCGATCAGGCCACGGCCTACCGCGATATTGCCAACGCGCAGGTTTTCTTCGGCACCGTGAACGTTTACAACAAAGAATACATCAAAGGATGGCTGATTGAAGACATTTTAAAACTGATTCAAACTGCCAAGGAAAAGGGCGATACCAAAGCCCGCAGCGCCGCTCATGCCAACCTGATAAAGGTAATGGGATTTGACCGCGAAGACAAGAGCGTGATCCGGCCGGAAGATCTGGAACCGCATAAATACTACGCCGTTCTGGTCAATGGCAAGGACGCCATCAAAATCGACCTGGAAAAATTGGATGAAATACCAATGGAGATCCGCTCCAAAGTGGTGGCCAGCATCGATGATATGATTACCGAAGACACCGCATACCAACTCATTTCAAGCGCAATGTATGAACAAAATATTCAGTCTCAACAAGAGTCAGATCAGATCGATACTTCTGAATCCGAAGGATGAGGTAGATGTCGAAGGTCGTGGATCCGGTAAATCGAACAAAGCCGGATGGAAAGTGCATCGCTGTTATAAGCAGATGCCACGCGGCACTTCGTTGAACATTGCCAGCACCTATGCGCAGATCCTTACCCGCACATGGCCGGCCACACGTTCATTCCTGACTGAGCGCATGGGTTTGATCCGTGATGTACATTTCAAAGTGCAGGAGCGCCCGCCAAAGCATTGGCCGCAACCTATGGAAGGGCCTGAGAGCTACGAAAATGCGATTGTGTTCAACACCGGCCACGTGATGATGCTTGCTTCGCAGGACAGAAAGGGAAGCTCCCGCGGCCCTTCTGTAAACTACATTCTGGCTGATGAAGCTCTGACACTGAACAAAGAGCAATTCGATGATGAAGTTGTACCAACCAATAGGGGCAATGACAACATCTTCGGGCATTTGCGCTGGAATCATGGATATCATTTTGCCAGTTCCATGCCCATAGGACCTGAAAGCAAATGGCTGCTCACCGCTGCCGAATACTACAAAAAAGAACGCAATATTGATATTATAACAATCTGGAAGCAGATTGTAAATATTCAGCTGGAAATTATCGAAGAAACCAACCCGAAGCGCTTCATGGAGCTGTGGAATAACATGGCTTATCTGAAGCAACGCATCATGCCTTTTGTCAGCAAAGATGGGATGCTGTTCAATATCGGGAATGCCTTTGATAATATTGAGAATGTAGGGCTGCGCTATTTTAAGGACTCCTTAAAGAAAATGACTTATCAGCGCTGGCTGATAGAGATCATGAATCAGATCAACGATAAGGTGGAAGACTGCTTCTATATGCTTACTGATAAGCATCTGTACACCGCCTATGATTATACAGGGCTTACCATCGAGAGCGATGTAGGCGACATGCGCGACTGTATATACGATGGCGACTGTATGAAGGATCAGCCGCTGTTCATCCAGCCAGACTGGGGCGCACGTGTGAGTGTGCTCACTGTGCAGCAGGATGATCCGACTGAGCACAAGGTGAACTACATTAATGAATTCTATACACTACCTGAGCCAGGCAAGATCATGGTAGATGATATAGCACAGCAGTTCTGCGCCTACTATCGCAAGATGCGCAACAGAGATGTGCTCATTGGTAGGGATAGATATGGAGATATCAAGCAGGCCAACAACAGCAAGTCATACAACGAATCGTTTGCTGATATACTATCCATGCATGGCTTTCGTGTTGAGTTCATACAGCACAGAGGTGGCGAGCCACCCATGCATGAGAAGTATATGTTGATTAACAAGATGCTGTCTGGTCGCTATGCAGCGCTACCAAAGATCGGTATCAATAAGGACCGTTGCCCCAACCTGATTGCATCCATGGGCAACGCCCGTGTTATCGAAAAGGATAATAAGTACGCCAAGGACAAAGCAAGCGAGCGCGACAAGAGCGGTGTACCACCGCAGCAGGCAACTCACTTGTCCGACTCCTTTGACAAAATGCTGTGGATCCGGTTCGGAGATCTCCTCACCAAGGACCCGGGCGCATTCGTTGACATGCGCCTATAAGGACTTCTGATATAAGGACGGGTGTCTGCTGTGCAGACCTCACATAAGGACGGCTCTCGTGGCCGTCCTTTGTTGTGTTTATGCGCCTTGCCACCCCCCCACCCCCTGATTCATATATGTATGTTTTTTCTTTGGTAATTGTCAAAATCCGTAGGCGGCGGCAGTCGGTTAGGGTTCTTTCAGAGTTTGGAGAAACAACAGCAACGCCCGCAATTTATTGAGCTTCAATAAATTGCGTTAAAATATCTGCGAATTTAACATTAATAGAAGCCTGTTTTGTTATTTAGAATTGAAATAAATTAGAAATATTTTGAAAATAATTACAAAAATATTTGCATAATAGAAAAATATGTTGTATCTTTACATCATCAAACAACAATAAAACACACAATTATGGAATACACAACAAAACAAATCGAAAACGCAAAAAGAAACTACAACGCAATGTTGAAAATTCAAACACTTGCTGATTATGATGTTGAAAATATTGGAAGAAACACAGCAGAACAAAGAATGAATTACCATAACAGAATAGTAAGTGAAATTCTTGCTGGTAATAAAGAATTAGAAAAAGAATGGAAATTATTCTTTTTAAAAGAAGAAGTAAAAGCAGACCAAAAAGCAGCCGAAAGCAAAGCAAAATTAAACGCCAATAAAGAAGCATCAGCCGACATTTTAGCACCAATTAAAGAGATGAAAAAAATTGGCGAATTTGGAAAATGGTTAAATACCGCTGGAAATATATTTCGCAAAGAACATTTTTCAAAAAAATATACTCAAGAATCAGTTAACGCATTTTTACAAACATTATAAAAACTAAGACAATGGAAGCAAT